CGTATTTAAGCGGCGAAATATCGGCGGATACATTTTACGAAAAGAGACAGCGCTGGACTGGGGCTTCATGGATCGCCCCGGGATGGGAATGGGTGGATCCGCTTAAAGAAGCGCAGGCCGCCGAGGTGGGATTAAGAAACGGGATCGTGACGTATTCGGATATCTATGCGCAGGACGGCAAGGACTGGGAAGAGTGTTTCGAACAGCGCAAGCGTGAGCAGGAGAAGATGAAGAAACTTGGGATAGAGGTGCAGGATGAAAACAAAGCAAAAGAAAAGCAGAAAAATACCGGTGAAGAAGGCGAAGAGGATTCTCGTGGGGGCAAAAAACCGGATGTCGATGCCGGTTGAGATTGACGTTTCCTTTACCGACATGAGAGAGGTGCGAGATGGCGAATAAAGACACTTATTTTCGCGCGGATATCGCGCGCGGCGGCGTGCGCGTTAACCGCAAGGAAGAGGTTATCGAGGGTTTTGCTGTTGTAACCAAGGGGGTTACTCATGACGAAAGGGGTGAGTTCGATGACATAGCGCTGGATTCGGTTGTTGAGCTGGGCAACAAGGTTAAAGCCGGAGTCAAATCGAGGTTCGGTCATCCGAACATGTCGAGCACCGCGCTCGGCACGTTTTTGGGGAGGACAAGAAATTTCAGGAGGGATGGTGATATTGTCCGCGCGGATCTGCATATCGACTCGACCGCGCACGAAACGCCGGACGGCAACCTTGCCGATTATGTCATGAACCTTGCCGAAAGTGATCCTCAGGCGTTCGGGTCTTCGATGGTCATCCACTGGGACGAAGAATTCCGCGAAGAGAAAGTAAAAGACGGCGAGGATCTGCCGCCATTTATCCGTGTGAAGAAGCTTCTGTCCGTGGATATTGTCGATGATCCAGCGGCAAACAACGGTCTTTTCGGGATGCCTTTCTTCTCGGAAAGTGTCAGGCCGTCGGCGGAGATGACGGTCTTTTTAGATAGATTCCTAAACCAGCCGGAATCGGTTGCGAAGGTGATCGCGTTCTTGGAAAGGTATGGAATAAATAAAAATAAGGAGGAAAAGAAAATGCCAGAAGAAATCACGATGGAAAAATTTAAGGCGGAGCATTCCGGCCTTTACGACTCCATTCACGCGCTCGGGGTCGAAGAGGGGATCAGAAAAGAGCGCGAACGGGCAGTCTCGATCTTGAAGAAATCGAAAGTGTTCAAGGATATGACCGATATCGCGCTCGAGTCGGTTGAAAGCGGCGCGACATTCGAGAAGTCAGTCATCAAGTTTCAGGAGAAACAGCTTGATGGTCTGCAGAAGGCTTCTGTGGCGTCTTTGGGGCCCGACGCAGAGGAAGAACCGGTCAAGAAGCAGATGACGCATCTGGAGCGCGCCCGGCAGTATCAGAAAGAGAGCGGGTGCAGTACGACCGATGCGCTTAAGGCAACAGCGGACAAAAGAAAATAACCAAAAGGAGGTAGGGCGATGTCTCAATTCAATATCGGTTCAAAAGCGTTTATCGCGGGAGAGGAACTTGAAGCTTACCGCAGGGTCAAGTTGAGTACGGGGAGCGGTTCGCAGGTGGAATACGCCGATGCAGGCGAAGCGTGTATCGGGATTACCGCGGCCAAGGCCGCTTTGGGCGAGCATGTCAGTGTTGATTTAAAGAGCACCGGCAGGACGTTCAAGATGGTTGCGGCCGGGGCGATCAGCGCCGGAGGCAGTGTTTACGGAGCCAATGACGGGAAGATCAGCGCAACCGTGAGCGGTTCTATTATCGGCAAGGCGCTGGAAGCATCAACAAGCGACAGTGAAGTTATCGAAGGGCTATTTGCCTAATCAAAAGGAGGAATGAAACATGCCAGACTATCAAGGGACAAGAGCAGTACCGAGACTCGAGTTAGGGGAAGCGGCGCTGGAGTTTATCCAGTCGCAGGAAGAGTTCATAGGCACAAAGGTTCTGCCTATTTTTCAAACCAAAAAGAAAGCGAGCATCTTTCCGGCGATCACCCGGGAGAGCATCACGCGCGAAGCGGATACCAAACGCGCGCCTCGCGGCAATTACAACCGGGACACCTTTCAGGCCAAAGACCGGCAGTACAACTGCGAAGAGCACGGTTTGGAAGGGCCTTTGGATGATTCCGAACGGGAAATGTATGCCACGGATTTCGATGCCGAGCTTACGACCGTTCAGATCGTGACGCGCAGGGTTCTGCAGGCGCAGGAGAAGAGGATCGCGTCGAAGGTATTCGATACCGCGGTTTTTACGGGATCGAAGCTTTTTACGGATTTCTCGACCGCGCCGTGGGACAACACCTCGAGCGACGTTATCGCTCAGGTTAGAGCCGCGCGCGAGCAGGTGAGACAGAACTGCGGCATGGAGCCGGGATCGCTCATCATGAGCAAGGCGAATATCGACCGGCTTCTCGGTAACGAGAAGATCAAGGCCGCGATCCAGTATGTCGCAAGGCTGACGGAGGCGGAGATCCTCAATGCCATGGCGGACATTCTTGGCGTGAAGCGGATCCTTGTCGGCAAGGCGATCTACAACACCGCGAAAGAAGGCAAGTCGTTTCAGGGCGCGGATATCTGGAGCGACGATTTTGCCATGGTGGCGGTGATCGGCGAGGGGCAGAGATTGTCCGATCCGACCGTGGGAAGAACGTTCCTCTGGACGATGGACAGCCCGGAGAATGCCACTGTTGAGCAGTACCGCGATGATGCGGCCAGAAGCGATATCTTCCGCGTGCGTCAGCATGTGGACGAAATAATCGTGGATCCGTATTTCGCGCATCTGATGAAAGTCGACGCTTAAAAACAGGGGATGCCCGGGGGCTTAATTGCTCCCGGGCCCCTTTTCGGGGACATGTTCATGAGCTTAAAAGAACAAATGCCGAAGGATGCTGTCGGTTGTTTCTTGAACATAGGCGAGTTCGCCGAGGAGATCACGTATACGACCGGCGCGGGTGTATCCAAGGTGATCCCGGCCGTGGTTGTGCGCTATGAGCTTGCACCGGCTGAGGAAAACATCAACCGGTCGCTTAAGAAACAGGCGGAGATTTATATCGCCAACGATGGAACGAACGGCATCGCGGCAGTAAACAAAACAGAAGACCGCATCACGCTTAAAGATTCGGAAGGATTCGACCGTGAGGCTCGGATCAACGATGTCATCAGCCGTGATGAGGGAATGTGGTTCATTCTGGTGGGGTGGTAGGCATGGTGCAGTTAACCACAGAGATTGATACAAGGGCGCTGGACAGGGCGATCAAGATCGCGCCCCGCGTTCTTAAATTCGAGCTGGCGGACGGGCTGGATCGTATTAGTAAGGGGTTTTTGAAACGGTTCAGACAGCAACAGCTTCAGGGGCCTCCGGGCGTGCGCGGCGCGTCAGGTCACGGCCTTTTCGGCACGTTCAAGCGGGTGTTTTTGGTGTCACCCGAGATCGAGGGTATGGGCATCGAGGTTTTTTCGGAATCGAAGATTGCCAAACTGCACGAGACTGGAGGAACGGTCAGGGATCCCGGCGGCAAGCGGCTGGCAGTGCCGTTATCGGCGCGGTCGGAGATGTTTACACCTTCGGGGAAATTGAGAGCACGGTACAAGAAACCAAAAGAGTTGAAAAACGTCAGGGCCTTGCGATGGAGTGGGAAAACATTTCTTGCCCGGGTGACGAAACGCGCGCAGAAGATTCTGCCGCTGTATGTGCTTAAGAGGTCAGTTCGTATTAAACCGAGGCTGGGGTTTTACCGGACATGGGACGGCCTCGTGAATTACCGGATAGATATTTTGAATAAATCGATCGAAAAGGCGTTGAGGAAGATCTGATGGAAACAATCAGAGAACGGATATTGCAGAACATCAAGACGGTACTTGAAGGCGTGACTATTGCCAACGGGTACAACTTCGATTTTACGCCTGCCACTGTTCAACGGTGGTCGATGCACGGCAACAGAATGGTCGATATGCCGATGGTGGTGATCAGCCCGGGTGATGAAGACGAATCGAGTTTGCCGAATCCGTTTGAAGAATGTCTTTTAACCCTGTATCTCGACATATTTTTTGTAAACGAAGAGAACGACCCGGTGCCGACCGATACGTATTTGAACAGATTGCAGGGAGATATCAAGAAAGCGATCCTGCAGGATTCAACGCGCGCGGGCAATGCCGTTGATACGGATGTTTTGGGGACAACGCCATTTGAAACGACCGAGGCACAGCCGTACGCGGGGATCATCATGGAGGTTCGCGTCCGCTATCGTCATCTGCGGACGGATCCGACAGCAAAGAACTAAAAGGGAGGGATTGCAATGTCAATGCTCATAAGAAAACGCCAGCTTGCGGCGAAGATAGAGGCGGTCGAAGGTTCCGCGGAAACACTTCTGGCGGCCGACGCAGGCATTCTGGTGAATTTTTCACCGAAGGCAAGTTACGATCCGCAGATGTATCAGCGGGATCCTGTTCGCGCATCGTTGACCAAGATGGGAAAGCTGGCAGGGAAACGTTCGGCCGGGATCGATTTCAGTATCGAGTTGAAAGGTTCCGGATCGATTACCGTTGAGCCGGAATGGACGAGGCTGGTCAGAGCCTGCGGGTTTCAGTCGAACGCGCTCAAGAGAATATCGATCGGCGCGATCACCGGAGGGCCTTACCGTCACGGAGAGGTCATTACCGGCGATACGTCAGGCGCAGTCGGCCGGGTAGTGATCAAGACCGCAAACGGTGCGGCCGCGCTTTATTATGTCGCGCTCACTGGAGTTTTTGAGACGGGGGATCACATAACGGGCGCGGATTCCGGCGCGGTGTCCACTGCTTCATCTGATCCGGCAAGCGCGGGTTTTGAAATAAAGCCGATCAGCAGTTCCGTTATTTCACTGACCATGGGGCTTTATGAGGACGGCGTGGCGAAGCTTCTTAAGGGGTGCCGCGGAACCGTTAAGTTCAACTTTAAGATCGGCGAACCGGCCACGCTCGACTTCAGCTTCAAGGGAGTTGAGCACGGAGTTACGGATACGCCGATGTTTACCGGTGTGGGCTTCGACGATACTGTGCCGCCGGTGCTTTTGAACGCGGTCATGTCCTGCGACGGCGTGTCGCTTAATGTCGGTGAGATGGAGATCGACGTATCGAACACGCTGGCTTCAAAAGACAAGATCGACGATTCGAAAGGCATTTTGTCTTACATGATCACCGGCCGGGATATGCAGGGTTCGTTCAATCCGGAAATGGTGCCGGTTGCTTCGCACGATTTCTTTTCCAAGTGGTTCGGCAATACGCCCATGGTTCTTGATCTGGCGTATGGAGAGAGCGAAGGCAACAAGTTCCGGTTTTATGCGCCCGGAATTGTTTACAACAAGGTTGATGACGGTGACCGCGACGGCATTCAGCTGGCGCAAACGTCGTTCGATCTGACTGGCTCAATGGAGCCGGGGGATGATGAACTCGCGCTATTACTTTTATAAACAGGAGGTGGTTAATGTTGACAGGAATTGATGTAAACGCGACACGCGAATATGTATCAAAACTTGATCCGGACAAAGAAAATCCAAGCATGTTTCATATCGGCCTATTGGATCCGGTGTTGAGAGCTGAGGTTGATGATGAAAGCAGTACGTATGAGATGAGCTCGACCAATCCCAACGACAAGGCCAAGGTCAGGCTCAACTGGAACAAGCGGCAGATCACGGCGATCAAGTTCGGGCTTAAGGGCCTGACGAATTTTCTTGATCCCGAGACCAAAAAGCCGATCGAGCTTAAGTTCGACACGATTCATTACGCGGGCAAGATGAGAAACGTCGTTCCGGACAGGATCATTGCCATGTTCCCGAACGAATTGAGGCAGGAGCTGGCCGAGATCATTTTGAACGAATCGAAACTGTCGGAGGGCGACCAAAAAAACTGATCGTGGCGGTTCATTTGGGCGGCCTCACCGTGAACTGCCAGAGCTGTTTAAGCGGGAGAAAGATTCAATGCGAATATGAAGTGCCCGGGCAGGAAGTCTGGGAGCTTAACGGAACGCAGTATCGAGGATGCCCTTTTAAGATCGTCACACGTCAGTCGGCGAGCTTTATAAGGGCATTTCAGTTTTACCGGCAGGGATATTTGCCGAACGCGGGCGGCTGGATCGACCAGTCGGCCAAAATGCTCGATGCCTTTGAGGTGATCGAAAAGGAGTTGCAGGCAATCGAGCAGGAGATGCAGAAAAGAAGGGACAGGTTCAAGCGATGACGAATAAAGAACTCTCGATCATATTACGCCTTAGGGATGAAGCGACAAAACGCCTTGAGGGTGTGCGCGGCAATCTGCAGAGATTCGCCAATGCATGGAAGCAGAACTGGCTGGCGATCACCGCGGCCATTACAGCCAGCATCATGGCGCTTCGCAAGGCGTGGGATCTCATGGAAATGGGTGCCAAGGCCCAGCAGATCGAGCAGAGTTTCAGCCGTATGGCCGAGAGTGTCGGTATAGATGCTCAAAAAATGCGGCAGGCGATCATGGAGGCTTCCAAAGAGACGGTCAATTTCTCCAACGTGGCAGATAAGGTTTCGGCGCTCATGGCGCAGGGCCTGAATATGGATCAGGTCGCGGCGCTCATGAAGCAGGCGCGGGCTGAGGCGCGGATATTCGGCACCACGACCGAAGAGGCATTTCAAAATATTTCAAGTGCGGTCACCGGCGGTTTGGTCACGACCTTGAGGCGTTCGTACGGCCTTCAGTTGTCGCTTAAAGACGCGGCGGAGGAATACGCGAAGGCAACCGGCAAGACCGTCGAGCAAGTCCAGAAATATCATATGGCGCAGGCGATGGCCAATCACATCCTCGCGCAGAGCAAGTCGCACCTTGAAGCGGTGAATCTTGAAATGATGACCAGCTACGAAAAGGTGCAGATACTCAAATCTCAGTGGAACGATTTCATGGAAAAGGCCGGTCAGTCGCTCTGGCAGGTGCTTGGATTCTTGCAGGGGTTTGCCAATCATCTGGTGGCAGGTGTTTTCACGATCCTCGAGTACAGCGCGGGCGCGGTCAAAGGTTTCATTCAGGGCATAACGAATGCCTTAAACGGCCTCTTGGGTTTTGCGGTCGATTTTTTTCAAGCGCTCATGGTTCCGCTCATTAAATTCTACGATCTTCTGGGCAGGTTACCCGGCAATGTTGGAGAAACATATCGGCAGGCGTCCGCGGAGGTGGAAAGATTTTCCCAATCGCTGGAAGAGAACAAAATTCAATTTAATGTCGAGGGCCTGACTCAGGGGCTTGAGGAAGCGCGCACTGCGTTCAATCTGGCCGCGCAGGAAAGCGCGCAGGACGCGATGAAGCAATACGACCTTGTGTTTGCCAAGGTCAAGGAAACCGGAGACAAGACAGCGGAGATATTGAAGAACGTGGCCAAGGATGTGGGAAAAAGCGCGGAAGCGGCGGCACAGCAGTTTAACGTCATGGAAGAGTTTGCCAAGCAGTCGGCGCATAACATGCAGAACGCTTTTTCGCAGTTTTTCTTCAAGGCATTTACTGGCGAGCTTCGCAGTGTCAAAGAAGTGTTCGCGGATTTTGGCAAGGCAGTCTTGCAGATGATCTCAAACATCTTGGCGAAGCTGTTACTCATAAAGATATTTACGGCGATGGCCGGTGCGGGAGGAACGATATTCGGTGTGCCGGTGGCGAGTTTATTTCACAGCGGTGGAATGGTTGAAAAGCGCAACCGGGCGTTTATACGCGCGCATTCGGGCCTTGCTCCGGATGAGGTGCCGATCATCGCGCAAACGGGCGAAGGCGTGCTTTCCCGCAGGGGAATGCAGGCGATAGGCGGATCGGATAATCTGCGAGCGATTAACGGCGGGGAGTCGTTAAACGGGGGAGGTGTCACGATCAACGTCAATCAGGTGATTCAGGCGTGGGACGCGCAGGATGTCTGGCGCAACCGCAAGATGCTTTCCAATGCTATTGCCGACGACATTTACAACAACGGAAAAATTCGTTCAGTGATCAGGAGTTACGCATGAGCGATTTTGCTTATTTACCGGATTTTGTTTTCGAAGAGACGCTGGAATATAAGACGCTCGTTTCGGAGTTCGAGAGCGGCGTTGAACAGCGCAGGCGTAAGTGGGCGGCACCGTTACGCAAATGGCGGCTCAGGTTCTCGAACCGGACAAAAGCGGATATGGAGCTGGTGCGGAATTTCTTTTCCGGCAAGTACGGGTCGTTTATGGCGTTCACATGGACGAACCCGAACGATGCCGCGGAGTATACGGTGCGGTTTGCCGAAGACAGTTTTAAATTCACAATGAAGGCGTATGAGGTATACGACTTCGAATTCGATTTTATAGAGGTGAAGTAATGCCCAGAGATGTGAATCCCGCGTTCATAAATGAGAAAGGCAAGCAGGAAAATGCGCCTATCTTTTTATACGTCCTCGAAAAGTACGACTCCATCAATGACTTGAGGATCGCGGGGTTTGATCAGGACGTGACGTATCAGGGAGTGGTGTATTCAAAGTTCCCGGTGACGCATGAGTTTATCGGCGAGAACAATCAGGGGCAGATTGATCAGGTCAAGGTGCGGCTGGCGAATGTGTCGCGGTTTGTCCAGCTTTACTTGGAGCAGTTTGATTTACGCGGAAGAAAAGTAACGATCCGCATGGTCTGGGCCGACCAGCTGGCAGATCCGGACGCGCACATGGACGACGTGTTCTACGTCGACAGCTATACGGCAGATCAGAAGAGCGTGGAGTTTACCTTAACCGGCAAGTTCGATGTCTTAGGCGTTGATCTACCCGCGCGCAGGTACGCGCGTAATTACTGCGCGTGGAAGTTCAAATCATCCGAATGCGGGTATATCGGAGGAGAGGTTTCATGCAACAAAACAAAACAGCGGTGCAAGGTGCTGGAGAATTACCACCGGTTCGGGGCGTTTCCGTCCGTACCGACGCGCCGGATTTACGTGATGTAGAAAAGACGATCATCGGGAAATATCTCGGGATCCCTTACCGCCACAGGGGCCGGACGATGGAAGGCCTCGATTGCTGGGGATTTCTAAAACTCGTTTATGCGGATCTGGGTTACAGGCTTTTTGATATTGAGGATTTGGAATACAGCAAGGTCTGGGGTATAAGCGGCAAGGATTACTTCAAGGAGCATTACGGTCACGACTGGGATCGCGTTGAAGCACCGCAGGTATTGGACGGCGTGTTGTTCGTCAATTCGAGAGGCATTGCCGATCATGCCGGGATCGTCCTCGGCAAGAAGCGGTTTATTCATTGTTGCCGTCAGGGGGTCGTAGTGTCGCGGCTTGATGATGTTTCGTGGAAAAAGAAAACAGAAGGATTCTACAGGTTAAGAAAATGATATCCGTTCGTAATATCGACAATCCATTCAAGCTCGAGGAGGCGCAGGTTCTGGAGTTTACCTATTCCAGAAGCAAATCCGTGCGCGATTATCTTGAGAATTCAGGGTTTGATTATAAAGACAAACGCGTGATCGTTACCGGCAAGCGTATTGAAGATCTTGATTCGCGCATTGAAGAGGGTGACGAGATCGTAGTTGCGCCGGAAGTTAAGGCTCCGGTGGTGGCGGTCATTTCGTTTATTGTTTCAGCGGTCTGGGCGGCCGCGGTAGCGCATCCGTTCCTGTTCACGTTCTTTGTGCTTTCGATGGGTTACGCCATTTACCAATACATGAACCAGCCGAAAATGCCGGATTTCAATCTCGGTTCGGCCGGGATGGATGAGGGTTCGCCCACATACGGATGGGACGGGGTGCAAACGATTCAGGAGGTTGGGGTTCCGGTTGCGGTGGTTTACGGCGAGCATCGTGTCGGCGGGAATATCATCAATCAGTTTCTCTGGGAAGACGGCGACAAGCATTACTTGAACGTGCTTCTGGCGATCTGTGAGGGCGTGATCGAGTCGATAGAAGATATCGAGCTGAATAATAATCCGATCGTTAATTTCGAAGGCGTATCGATCAACAAACGTTTCGGCACTAATAATCAAAATATGATCCCGAATTTTGAGGATCTGCACAATATTTATCCGGTCAGCGCCAACCTTACGCAAAACAATCCCTATATTTACACCATGGTCGATTTGGATGTCGAGGCGTTTGAGGTTCATCTGCGGCTTAATAACGGCTTATATCAGCAGAGTTCCAGTTCCGGGGATATCCAGAGCTGGAGCGTTACTTATCGCGTTGAGTATAAAGAACATTCGGCCGGGACATATATCGATTTGGGCGAGACGACTATTTCCGCGCAATCGCGTTCATCGGTGAGGCGCGTGTTCCGCAAGGCAGGGCTCACCCCGGGGCAGTATGACATCCGCATCACCCGCACCAGCGAGGACAGTTCGCTTCAGCCCTTAAAGCAGGGCGACCTTTTACTTTTTCAGATCGATGAGCTTAAGACAGATGATTTGAGTTATCCGAACACCGCGCTTTTAGGGCTTCAGCTTCTGGCTACGGATCAGCTTTCAGGATCGATGCCGAACATCACATCGGTTGTCAAAGGCCGGAAGGTTTCTGTACCGGATGTCAGAAACGGCACGGATCCGGTTGCGTGGGATGAGTATTACTGGGATGGCGCAGATTACCGACTGCTTGCGGACGACACGTTGCTTTCATGGGATGGGGTGACGTTTGTCGAGAGGTATTCGGCGAATCCGGTCTGGTGCCTTCGGGATTTTATTATCAGCAACCGTTTCGGGCTGGGTGAGTTTATTTCATCCGGGAATTTGGATAACGCTTCGCTTCTTGAGATGTCGCAGTATTGCGAGGAGAAAGTTGCGGATGGTCAGGGCGGCTACGAGAAACGGTTCCGGATGGATGTGGTTATTGACAGCAACAATAGGGCCCTCGATGTTTTGATTCAATTGTGCGCCACGTTTAATGCCATGCCGGTCTATAGCGCGGGCGGCTTGGCATTCAAGATCGACAAGATCACGAATCCGACCCAGTTGTTCGGCATGGGCAATATCGTCAAGGACACGTTCGCGCAGAGCTGGAAGACGATGAAAGAGGTGCCGAACGTGATCGAGGTTCAGTTCACCGACAAAGAGAAAAATTATCAGCAGGAAACGATCGCGTATATCGATGAGGAATCGCTGGCTTCTGGCGAGCCGATGCGTAAAAGCCAGATCCGGCTTTTCACGACCGGCGCAAGCTACGCAATCCGTGCGGCGCGTTACGCGTTAAAGGTGGCGCGGTATATCAACCGTTCGGTCACGTTTAAGGCAGGGATTGACGCGATCGCCTGTCAGGCCGGTGACGTTATTTCAATATCGCACGATGTTCCGCAGTGGGGTTTTTCCGGCCGGTTGCAGGACGGCAGTACTGATGTGCTTGTCAAATTAGACCGCTCCATGGTCATCGAGGATGGCAAGTCCTACAAGATTCAGGTTCGTTTCTCGGACGATACGATCGAGGAGCGGCTCATCACTTCGCCGACCGGAACGCATACGGAGGTTTCGTGCGAAGCGTTCCCGCAGGACCCGCAGGCTTTCGATGTTTTTGCCATAGGCGAAACGAACAAGGTCAAAAAAGATTTCAGAGTGGTGGCGATCCAGCGGGAAGGTAAGAGCGAGGTTCAGATATCCGCGCTTGAGTATAACGAGGCGGTGTATGACGATTCGGACATCATCCTGCCGCAGAATAACTATTCGTCTTTATCGAGCGAGATACCGGCAGTCAATAACCTCAGTTTGACTGAATCGTTGGTTAAGAAGACAGACGGAACGATCGAGAACGCCATTGATGTCTGGTTTGACCGCCCGGCTTATGTGGATCATTTCGTCAAATCATACGCCAAGGCAAAGATTTATATCAGCGACGATGACGGATTAAGCTGGCGCGCGCGGGGAGAAACCTCGGGAACGAATTTCCGGATCATCGGCGATATCGTTGATCATCACACCTATAAAATCAAAGTTACTTCGCTCGATTCCTTAAACGAAGAGAGTTCTCTTGCCTCCGCACCTGAAAGTACGATCACGATTGTCGGCAAGTCAGCGCCGCCTTCGGACGTGTCTTCATTTCTGGTTAACCGAAACAGGGACATGCTGTATTTCGGCTGGACGCCGATTCCTGATGTGGATGTCTGGGGGTATGAGATCCGGCGCGGCCTTGACTGGGAAAGTGCGGAGTTCATCACGCTTCAGCAGGGGACGCACTATCTCACCAAAGATGTCAAACGCGGTATCGGCCAGCGGTACTGGGTCAAGGCGATCGATTCCTCGGGCAATTATTCCGTAAATGCAAAAGAGGCAGTTGTCACGATCACCGAGATTCCGTTCAGAAATATTATCGCGGAATATCAGGAACAGCCGCTTTGGGAAGGCGCGAAGAACAATATTGAAAAGGAAGGCGAGTCGATCGTGATCACGGACGGGGTTATGTCCGGAACGTATACGACACCGGTCAGGGATTTCGGGTATGTGGCAAGCGTCCATATCGGGATCGATGTGATTGTTTCGACGTCTTTGGGCAGAAGGTTCGATAGCGATGGGGTAACGAAGTTTAACGACAGCCCATCGTATCGATTCACCGGTCAGGAAACATTGAGGGCGGCCAGCTTCCGGATCCGTACGTCAGAGGACAACATCACATGGAAAGATTGGGAGGACTATCAGCCCGGGGATTATTACTGCCGGTACTTTCAGATTGAACTTGCTCTGCATCGCGAAAATATCGGCGATGAGATCACTTGCTCGACGTTTCAGTATTTCGGTGATTTGCCGGATGTCGATGATTACGGCAACGCTACGGTTGTTTCGGCAGTCGACGGCAATCAGGTATTTTTTGGGAAAACATATCACGAGGAGCCGAGCGTGCATATTGAGATAAGAAGCGGAAGCGGCATCTATTCGCAGTTTACAGATAAAAGCATCACCGGCTTTACGGTGAAGCTGTATGACGCCCAAGGCGTAGCGCAGACCGGCATGTTCGACTGGCACAGCCACGGGATTTAGGAGGCGAAATGGCAAAGGGATTGATTCCATACAAGGTGGTGATCGAGTTCGAGAACGGCGAATTTTTGAACGGGGTCATTTTATACAAGGTCAATGACGGCGGTGAGATCAGCCGGATCAAAAGTATCGGGATCAAAGATGCGGTATTCAATAAATCGACTTTGAACGGTTTGTTGCAGAAATTTATCAAGCATGCCAATCAGTCGGAAGGAGTGAGCGATGGACAAGTTGATCTGTAGTAAATGCAAAAAAGAGATACCGGACGACATGGCGTATGTCTCGGTCAAGGGCGACATTATTTTACGCATGCCGAAAAGGAAGCCGATTGTTTTCACCTGTGCCGAGCAGGCGGAAAACTATGCCCGGCAGATGACGCTTCATGATGTCTGCTGGATCCAGATGTTACGGGAGCAGGGTATCGAGCTTTATGAGATGAGCGCGGTTGCCGAGGCGTATCAAAAAAGAGAGGTGGGCGATGGCTTGGGACAAGACTAAACCGGAAAATGACATGCTGTTGATCAATTTCCCGCCCGCGTGCCGGGCCAACTGGGAGGCGTTGGAGCTGTTGACGGATCCCGCGCTTCAGATTACGAACGAGAAAGTGGCCCCGGGTGCCGGTCTCGAGGATACGAAACTCGCGCAGATAACCTCGGCCAGCAAGGTGAGCGGAACGGCATTGACCGGTTTGGCGAGCGTGCCATCAGCGGCCGGTGTTCTGCCGACAGAGAATTCGCCCAATAAATTAAAGGCAGATGTCAGCGATACGACGCCGGAATATCTGGACGGCCTTATCGATACGGCGATGTTTCAGGTATCGGCAGGCGATCAGTTGCAGTTGAAGGACGGCGGGGTTTCGACCGCGAAGCTTGAGAGCGGCGCGGCTTCACCCGGGAATAACAAGTATTACGGAACGAATGCATCAGGGACAAAAGGCTTTTTCGATAAGACGGCGGTTTACGCCTCGTAGGGAGAGATATGGCGCATAAGTTGCCCCCAAAACAATGCTCATCGAATACACCGGCTTGGACGGATCCGGTACTTACGGATTTATCCACGAAGGTGCGCAAGGTGCATATTGATGAGCTGAGGTCGTTTCTGAACACCGAGTTTGTCCGGCGCGGGCTTACGCAGGCGTCTTTTACGGACCCGACAATCACCGCCTTGGTTACGGAAATCAGAAAGGTGCATGTCGATCAGCTACGCACGGAATTGGCGGCCTGTAAGTCGGGCCGTGGTGAGTCAGGTTATTGCCCGCAGGACAGTTCGGGTTGTATGGATTTCACGAATCCAACGATTACGGCGCTTTCAACCGAGGTCAGGGGTGTTCATTTCAGGGAGATGACGCAGAAGGTTCAGGCGCTCATGACCGGTTGCATCTGCGAAACCGAGCAGTGCCAGTATTGCGCGGACTGCGGATATCACTATACGACGTGTTCGCACGCGGGCGTGGCGTGTGATGACCATAAATACTCGGAATGTCACCACTCGATCAATCATTACTGGATTTGCGCCAGTATCAACCTGCCGTCCGCGACAGAGCATCCATATAAATCGGCAAATCCTCCTGTTGCGTGGGACGGATATGTGCCGTGGGATTGGTGTGTGTATACACCGCCCGGATTGAACTGGGGGACGTGCGAGTATTCGGGCGGGCATAACCACAGCGCGTGGAATTGTAAATGTAACCCTTATTCATGGTGATGGGAATGTTTCAGGATCAGACAAAAGCACAGGAAGTATCGTTCAGAATCGCGCGGCTGGAAGGCGAGAATGCCGTCAGCGAGCTGGTGAACTGGTGCAGGAATAACCTCGACGAATTGACCGTTCAGTGTTTTACGCACAAACGGTTTATGAGCGTTCAGGCTTTGGTTGATGTTCTTTGCGAGGTTTACAGGGATCTGGGCGTTGAAGGAGACAAGGGAAACGTTTCGGCGTTTGTTCTGTTTCTGGCCGGTAAGCACAGGGACAAAATATACGCGTCGCACGTTGTCGAACTTAACGATACGCACCGGCAGATTCTCAGGGACAAGCTCGGGCTGGATATCGAGGAGATCGAACCGGGATTAAGCAAGCTGGATTGGAGGACGGATGCCGGTATTTGAACTTAAAAACAGCAAGGCGTGCGGCGATTTGCCGTTACAGTGCCGGGAAGTGATCAAACGGTATAAGTCCGAAGGCATGTTCGATATCGGTTCGATAACGGACGGCAAGCAGGAATACACCACGGTTTATTTCCTGATGACGCAGGACTGCAATCTGCGCTGTGCTTATTGCTATCAGCCGAAGGAATTTAGGCAGAAGGACAGCGGGATCACGCGGGATGTTATCGATGCGGCCGTGGACTGGGCCTCGCGCACGTTCGATGAGCGGCGCGTCAAGTTCAGCATATTCGGCGGCGAGCCGTTCTTGAATTTCCCGATGGTGCAGTACCTCTGCGATACCTATTGCATGTACCGCTATGTGGTGACAACGAACGGGCTGGTTCTTTTGAATGATCCGGGCATCCGCGAATGGGTCTTGAGGCATAAATACCACCTCAACTTGAGCGTCAGCATATCTGCCTTGCGCGGTGTTCTGGGAGAGGGATATCTGGATAAGGCAGGCGCGGTGCTTGATCTCGTAAAAGCCAATGGCGGGGACGTTCATTATGTGGTCGATGACCCTGAGCGTCCGGGGATCTATGAAGAGATCATCCGACTTTATGAATACGGCGTGCCGGTGGTGCGGATATCCTCGGCTCGGCATTGGGATCTGGTCAGGGATAAGAATGAGCAGTTCAAGGAATTATTCAGGCGGATTGCGGACTATGTGTACTTTTCGGGCCAGCCGAAGTTTGGCAGGAGCCAATGGGATATTGCGTTAAAAAACAACATTTACCGCAAGTTGAAAGGCATCGCACTCAAGGACGTGCCGCCGACTTTCTGCGGGTGCGGGTACCTGTATCTGGCTGTGAATAACAAAGGCGAGGTTTATCCGTGCGATTTCTTCGCCAATTATCCGGAGTTCAAGATCGGGGATGTGTGGGGCGGGTTTAACGATACGGCGTTCTTTTTCAAAAAGATGGGCGATTGGATTGATGAGCTTTACGAACACTGCCGGGACTGCGAGGTTTGTTTTGACGGCGATATCCGCTGTTGTCCTCGGGCAATGTGTCTGGCTGAGAACTACACCGTGACCGGGAATCCGCTGAAACCGGCGGCGAATCACTGCTGGGCGAACCGGATCGAGACGGCGACCTATGAATACATCGCCAAGAAGGCGATCGAGACCGGCATCGATGCGCTGTATTACAAGGGGGCGGTGCGGGCATGAGGATCCCTGTTTATAAATCGGTTTATCTGTATCTGACTCACGCGTGCAATGCGAATTGTTCCTTTTGTTACCGGAGAGGATTGTTCGAGCGGCACAAGGTTTCAACGCTCGGGCCGGTGAAGATGTCGAAGGAGACAGCGGACGATATTCTGGATTTTTGTTTCTCGAAGCTTCAACTGGCACCCAAGTTCACGATCTACTTCTGGGGAGGCGAGCCGACGGTCAATTTCGATGTCATCCGGCATGTGATGGAGAGGTATCCACAGATGCTCTTTCATATGAATACCAACGGCGCCCTGATCGATGAGCGGATGTATGAGTTCTTTTCAAGGCATCGCAATATCGGGATCACATGGTCGTTCGGCAACTGTTATGAGAAATACGGCGGGCCTCAGGGCAAGGCTGAGGCGGAACGCTGGATGCTGAAACTGGTGAAAGAAAACCTGAATCACAACGTGAACTTCATGGTCGTGGAGTACGGAAGGCTCAAAGCGGACTTCGATTTCATCGCGCGAAACATTACCCGCAATATCACGATCGACCTTGCAACCCGGCACGATCACAGCCAAGAGGATTTGGAGAGGTTTGCGGCGCAGTATTTCGAACTGCTTATCGAGCACGAAAAAGACGCGGAGCTTTTTCAGACGCTTAATCCGGCGCTTCACAGCAATGCCTATGTCCGGGAGTTCGGGCTTAAGGCGCAGGTACGGGAGTTTCACTTCTGCCGGACGGGCCTTGAGCGGCTTTTTATCGATACCGAAGGCGGGATCTGGCAGTGCGACAACATGTACATCTGCAGGCATAACCGACTGGGATCGGTTTATGACGGCATCGATTACTCGAAGCTGGATTATGTCTGGGAGATCGATGAAAACCGCGAGAAGTATCTGGGCAGATTTTGCGAGAGTTGCGAGCTGTACAAACGGTGCCCGCGCAATAAATGTCTGGGACTTAACCTCGAGCATATGGGCAATATGCTCGATCCAGAGCCGGGTTATTGTGCCATGAACAAGGTTCTGGCCAAGGTCATTGATAAATATATCCAGTTGGAAAAAGAGAAACGGGAGGGAGTTCATGTCTAACGAAGAAGTGGTCGGCGGTAAGAACAAAGACGAAATAAAAAGCATCGATCTATTCATCACCGAGCAGTGCAATATGAATTGCGATTATTGTTTTCATCCTAAAGGTGAGGCGGTGCTTTCAGCGGATCAGGGACAGAAGATCCTTGTCCGGATGAAGGAGTTAAGCCCCGCGGGCCTGCAGGTTACGTTCTTTGGCGGTGAGCCGCTACTTTATCCGCAGACGGTGCTTGAGCTTGCCTTGTATGCCCGGGAGCTGTGGCCGCCGGATAAGGACGGAAGGCACGCATCGACGTTTTCGATATCGACCAACGGCATGTATTTTGATGAGGCAATGTTCAAGAAATTTGCCGAGCTGGGCATGGCGGTTCAGGTGAGCTGTGACGGCGATGAGATCACGCATACCGAATACCGGCATGGCGACTATCCGCGAATCATCGAAAACATAAAGAAGATTCTGGCGATCAAGCCGGACATGAGCGTGCGCATGACGTTCACGCCCAAGACGGTCGGGAGGCTGGCGATCAATGTGCAGTATCTGCATGATCTGGGTATTACGAAGATCATGCATCATGCGGTCATGGAAGAGGACTGGACGCCGGAGGCAGTCGAGCAATACCGCTATCAGCTGACGCAGATCTATCACTATCGCCGGTATTGCAAGCGGCAGGGCCTGCCGATCGAGATCGCGTTTATCGATAAGCCGCTCAAGATCGTCAACGATGAGGTGCCGCCGGAGAAAGAATACTGTCAGGCCGGAAAGACTTATATCGCGATTCTGGATAACGGCGACGTTTATCCGTGCCACAGGGCGGCCAGCGCGCGGATATTCAAGCTGGGAAATATTTTTGAGGCGCGGCCGTTTATTCGCGGGATCTTTTTGAACATCGATAAGGAATACACCGGGTGTTGGAAAAATTGCCCGCATGCCCGAACCTGCCACAGTTGCGTGATCACGCACTACAAGGTTAATCAGGAGCTGACGGTTCCGGTCACGAAGTATTGCCGGATATGCGCGGTTGAAAGCGAGCAGGCTTTAGGGTTCTTGCCGGTCGAGCTTGCGGACAGGCGCGAGCGCATGCTTTACAAGGTCGGGCAGGTATTGGTGGATGTGGCCAAGCAGAATGAGGAAATCATAGAAGCGTTAAAGAACAAATAAGGAGGGACGGCAATGGCAAAAGTTATCAATCATGAGGAGATTGTGGTCAGCAGTGTGGCCGTGGCATTGACCCCGGCGATTTATGACCCGGCGAACGGTGTGTCGGCATCGTTTGCGATGGTTACTGCCGAAGGCGGGGCGATGAGGTATTTCGTAAGCGGCCAGAATCCGAGCGCGGTATCAGGCGTGCTTTTGGAGGAGGGCGATATCGTTGAGCTTCCGTCAATTTATCACATCAAGGATTTCAAGGTGATAAAGGCAGGCGATGATGACGGAAAAATTACGGTCACTTACGAAGGTTAAAAGGAGGGCGAAAAATGGATCATATAAAACATCAGAAAAAGAACCGGATCATTACCCGGGTCAATGAAATCGTCACGAATGGCGGTCTGCCTAAAACCGGCCAGACGATGGTTTACCAGATGGGCGATGATGGTTATTACCAGAAGGGGTATCCCATCGGCGGCGGACAGAGGTTTATCGACAACGGGGACGGCACCGTGATGGATACGGCAACCGGCTTAATGTGGGTTAAGGATCTGCAGATGGCCGGATTCGGGATGACTATGTACTGGTATGACGCAATTAATGCCTGCGAGAACCTGTTCTTTGCTGGGCATGACGACTGGCGTATGCCCAATATTAACGAGCTCATGTCGATTGTGGATCATTCACGTTATGACCCTGCATGGGATCCGATGATCTTCGGATATCCGGTTGATCAATGGACGCCGTTCTGGTCATCGACGATAAGTTCGACATGGTCTGATGGCGCGTGGTGTTTGTATCCGTATGATGGGTACAAAACAACTTGGAACAGACCTTGGGATATGTGTTATGTGCGGCCGGTTCGCGGCGGACAGGCATAAAAAGGAGGATTTCAAATGGCACAACCTACTATTGAATTCAAAGACGGAAAGAAGATCGTGACGTATCCTTCCGGCGAAAAGCGGGAGCATACGAAGGCAGGCTTGACTTCTGCGAAGCAGATGTTTCTGAAGCGCAGGGAGAAGATCGATGAGCAGATCGCGCTGATCGATGATGATATCAAGAAGATCGGATAGGTTTATGAAAGATGACGGAAATTGGACAAGGTTCATCACGCCGGTCTTGGTGACGATCGTTATTTTTATGCTCGGCACGATCATTACGCAGGTCAACCGAATTGATGAGAAGCTGTTTCATCATCTGTCCAACGACGAGATCCATATGCCTCGGACCCTTTATGTGTCCAAGGCGGAGTTTGATTT